AACAGCAACGGCAACAGCAGCAGCAGAAGCAACAGCAACAGCAACAGCAACAGCAACAGCAACAGCAACAGCAACAACAGCAGCACCAGCAACAACAGCAACAGTAACCACAGCAGTCGCAGCAGCAGCAACAACAACAACAACAACAACATAGAAACAAAACTAAAAGCAGTAATTTATTATTGATAAGAGATTTACACACAAAAGAAAACACTTTACAAGAAAGATAAGAGTAACTTAGTGTTTTGTTATCTGCGATGGACAATGGATCTGGTTCAACGAACGATTTAAAGCAAAAACTTGCTAATCTTGCTGCTGAACTGTGCTAAGTCATGCAGCAAAAATCATAGGCAGAACAAAAAATTTCAGAATCGAATCTAATGACCCAACAAGCCTAGAGTCAAAGCTAAATTTTAGCTAAGGATTTAAGTGAATAAAAACAACGGTGTCACGATCTTTAACTAAAGGAAATAAAGCTTTAGAAATCAGTTGAGTAGTACGAGCGAAAAATCTAGGAGTATGAAATTTAAGTTCAACAAAACGCTCAAGAATTGAATGACTACAAATACAACTAAGAAAGACTCTAGTACCATTTAAAAACTAAAGATGAAGCTTTAAATACAATTAAAGAACAGTAGCGTACAACTGAAAACATGTTCAGGGATCAGATTCAGTAACTAAAACAACAGATCGTTGAAAAGAGCTAATAGTAGTTCGTGTCAAACAGCAAACGCTATGATAACGACTTGAAGATTGCCATATAAAAATTAAACCTAGCTTTGATCGATGTTGATACTCCGAAGAATGGTGATACACTCATGAAAGAGTTTTAGAACACAATTCAAACATCAGCTAAAATTGTTGAAAAGTTACAGTACGAACTCGACTTGAAGTAGTCTGAATGTAATCAAATAAACATGCAGTGGGAAACTTTCTCACTTAACAAGGTTATAGCTTCAAGGTATGAGTCAGTTTTAGCCACCGCTAGACAAACACAAAGTTTGATAAGTTAACGAGAAGTTGAACTAGCGGCCTTCCATAAATGCACTATAGAATAATAGATTAATAACATCGTAGCTGATCTTGAAAACTAGCTTGAGTCTTAGCAAAACTAATGCAGTGAATTAGTATAGGAGCTATCTTCGATAAAAATAAGTAAGCAGTAACTTGAAAGTGAATGCTGTGACTTAAAAAAGAGGGTATCTCAATTTGATGCAGATTTGAAGGCTGATTGGTAAGCGGCTGAGAAAAAAGCGCAGATTACATTTGATGAACGCTAAAAAGCTGTTGAGTAGTAACTTAAAACCTACTTTGACAGTCATATCACTAAACTGCTTGTGGGTGGTAGTGGAAGTCAGGATAGAAGCCTTGAACTAGGTAGAGAAGTATGCGCTCTAAAACTTCTTATAAACCAACTTTAAAACTAAGTTTCCTTTGGTAAGAGTAAAATTGACTCGCTTGAAAGTGCACTAAAAACTGTAAGTAAGCTACGAGGTGTGCGATATCAGAAAATCTCTGATGGTACTGAGCATATTGGTGTTATCGCTCAGGAAGTGCAACAGATACTGCCTGAAGTAGTACATACTGGCGATGACGGTACGTTGAGTGTCGCTTACGGTAATATGGTTGCTCTTCTGATTGAAGCTGTAAAAGAACTCTCTCTGGAGATCGAAACTCTTAAATCGAGTAGATAATCATGCCAATTCCATCTAGCGGTACACTTGATATTAATACTATCAATACTGAATATAACCGTGGCAATACACTAAACAATTATCGAGATACAGTAACGCTATCTAACACCACTTATGGATTGGTTAGATTTCCAAATACGTCCAGCTCGATATCGATAAGTGATTTTTATAATAAAGGCAAGACATATACTGTAACACAGAGTCTGGTTTTTAACAGCAGTAATGACTGGTCCGGTACGTTAAATCTCGGCGGTAATGTTGTAGACGCTATTAGAGTCGATAATAATGATCCGGGGGTATATGTCTATATTCAAGATGCCAGTAATACTGGTGCGCTTACTGGCGCTAGATGCACAATCGCTGTAGCCGGCTTTGTTAATTCAAATGTAGCTACTGAATACAGATATCGTTCCGTAGATAAGCTAGGTTGGGTGTTTAGGTTTGGTAATGTTCCCGGGACATTTAAACCGGTTGGAACTTATACTGTTACTCTAACTCTAGATACAGGATCTTTAGTTGATCTAAAGACATCATATACTGGCTCTGCCAATGGCACATATGACTTCGCTTCAAATCCTAGCCCTGGATCTATTACCACAAATATAATTGCTACAAGGCAAAACTGGGATTATAACGGTGACCCTGTTTCATGGAGTGTTGCACCAAGTTCCAATAACGGTATTAATGCATCAATTACCGCACTTAATGCCAATACTCAAGCAAATGTAGTATTCACATCTACATCTAGCACGGGTGGGCAAAGGATTGGAACATTCACTATAACGGCTACTAACAATAGAGGAAATACTTCTAGCTTCTCTATTTATGTATCTCATGATTATATTGATAGCAGTGGGGCGCCTCCTGATAGCGGCGGATAATAAATATTACTAAAAGGTATGACAAATGGCTAAACCTACAACAAGAGCAGAATTTAAAGCAAACTGTCTGCGCCGTTTAGGTGCGCCAGTCATCGAAATCAACGTAGATGATGATCAAATCGATGACCGTATCGATGAGGCTTTAGCGTACTTTTGGGATTATCACTTTGATGGTTCTGAGAGAATTTATTATAAGCATATGATCACCGCGGAAGATATTGAGAACAAGTATATCACACTTCCGGAGAATATTATTGGTGCTGTCCGCATCTTTAGTATTGGTGATATGATCTCTCAGTCGAGCCTATTTGACGTTCGATACCAGATCGCTCTAAATGATCTATATCAGTTCTATAGACAGTCTATGGTACCGTATTATATGAACCTGATGCAGATTCAATTTCTAGAGCAGTTACTGGTTGGACAACAGCCTATTAGATACACCAAGCACAGAGATCGCTTACATGTTGATATGGATTGGAAGCGTATCGATGTTGGTAATTACCTTATCGTTGAAGCCTATGAAGTTATTGATCCTGAGGTGTTTACAGATGCGTGGAATGATCGCTGGCTTCTAAGATACGCCACCGCGCTCATCAAGCGGCAGTGGGGTATTAATCTCACCAAGTACTCAGGTGTACAGCTCATTGGCGGTATCACGTTCAATGGTGAGAAGATATACAATGAGGCGACTCAAGAGATTGATAAGTTAGAAGCAGAGATGATTAACTCTTATTCTCTACCACCCTCATACCTGGTAGGATAATAAGGTGGCAACATCCTTTTATTTCAATAAAGGTAATCAGTTCGAACAAGACTTACTTGAAAATCTTGCTATTGAGATGATCAAGATTAACGGTCTTGATGCTTACTATTTGCCAAGAACACTATTTAATCAAGATCAGATTTTCGAAGAAGATGTGCTGTCTACGTTTAAACGTGGATACTTTATTGAGATGTATTTGAAGAACGCTACTGGGTTTGGCGGTGAAAAGGATATACTCTCCAAGTTTGGTATCGAAGTACGCGAACAAGTAACATTTGTTATCGCTAAGCGTAGATTTGAAGATGAGATTGGAGCATATGAGGATAGAGTGAGACCCCTCGAGGGCGATCTTATATACTTTCCTATCAATAAAGGTTTATTTGAAATCAAGTTTGTTGACCACGACCAACCGTTCTATCAAATAAGCAGCCGCTATGTTTACGAGCTTAAGTGTGAAAAGTTTGAATATAGCGCCGAACGCCTTGATACTGGTGTTCAAGACATCGATGCTATTCAAGATAAGTATTCACTAGATGATATTGGTATATCTGCTCTTACCACAGAGTTTGGTAATCGCATCGTAACCGAAGCAAACGAAGTGCTGATTCTAGATCAGGTGTTTGTCGAAGAAAGAGATGGTGGAGCGCAGAATACCGAACTACAGAGAGGTGCGAACGTTATCATTGACTTCTCTGAGAAGAACCCTTTTGGTGAACCATAATGATCAACTCATATTTTTATCATGGGCTATTACGTAAATATGTAATTTACTTTGGTAGCTTATTTAATGATATTACTATTCAGCGTCAGGATGAGAACGGTAATAAGATACAGGATGTCGCTGTACCTATTGCTTATGGTCCCAAACAGAAGTTCATCGCCCGTCTAGAACAAGACCCCACACTCAATAAAGAAGTAGCACTGACGCTACCCAGGCTCTCGTTTGAGATAACAGGGTTTCAATATGATGCTGGTCGAAAGCTACCCACTCTCAATCGAATCGTCAAGCAAAGTCCAAATTACAACAACAGACTAACCTCTGTATATGCTCCTGTTCCCTACAATATTACTTTCCAGTTAGCGATATACACCAAAAACGCTGAGGATGGAATGAAGATATTGGAGCAGATTATTCCGTATTTTACTCCAGAGTGGACATCCACTATTAATGTTCTGCCTGAGCTTGATCTCGCTTTGGATATTCCTGTCGTACTAAACAGCACCAGTATGTCTGATCAATATACCGGCAGTCTTAATGATATGGCTAGGCGGTATATTATACACACCCTCACGTTTACTCTTAAAGGATACTTCTTTGGGCCTGTTGGTAGTTCTGGTGTCATTAAGAGGGCAATTGTTAATCTATACAACACCACATTAACCAGAACAACAGATCTTCAAATACAGTCCTTTATCGCTAATTTTAATCCAGACGATAAAGTATATCAATATGATGGAATAAGAAGAGTAGCTGAAGGTATTGTTAAGACAGCTAACTCGTCTTACGTTCGTGTAGGCAGCGTAGTAGGTAGTTTCACTACAGCGTATAACTTGTTAGCGGACAAGTCAAATGCTGTGGCCTCCATTACCAGTGTCACTAGTACGGATAATCCAACGGAGGTTATAGTAGTAAGACCTACTCTTACATCTGCTAATACCCCCACCATAGATATTAATTTGTCTGTTGATTTAGATCAAATAGAATCGACAGATAATTATGGTATCAATGTGGCAATAACAGAGCCGTAATATGGACGATAAGATATCAAAGGCGTTGAACCTACGCCCTGTGGATATGCAAAAGCAAATTCAAGCTGTTGTTAATGATACAGATGCTGATCACGACCAGGCTTCAAATAACCTGAAAGAGCTCATCAGTAAAGGTAACGATACATTTGATGAGCTTTTACAACTAGCTTCGTCTCTCGAAAATCCTCGTGCGTATGAGGTAGCGGCCACTTTCCTTAAGACATTGGTTGATGCTAATAAGGAGTTAGCGGAGTTGGCGTTCAAGAAAGGTGCTGTTAATAAGAGTATTAACAATGATAACAGGCAAGTACATAATCATATGTACGTTGGAAGCACCGCTGACCTGCTAAAAATGATGAAGCAGGCAAAGGCTGGTAGTGTTGCTGAACCGCTAGATGAAGAGTAATTAAAGTATTCAACTATAGAATGATAATCGACGTAATTGAGACTGCTAAAACTTATAACACTAATATGCAGGCTACCGGTTATCGTGTAATTAATAATGATAGAGGTTGGTATTATGTCCGGCAGTTTTGGTAAAGAATTTTACTTAGGAAATCAGAAGCTTAAAAGAGCCAATGTATCAGTAAACTACACCAAAGAAGAGCTTCAAGAATATATTAAATGTGCTAGTGATGTTGTATACTTTATCAAGACGTATGTAAAAATCGTTAACGTTGATAAAGGTCTAATCAACTTCACTCTTTGGCCGTTTCAAGAGCAGATGGTTAATACATTTGTATATAATCGATTCTCCATTTGCAAGCTTCCTAGACAGGTCGGTAAGACAACCGTCGTAGCCGCAATCATCTTATGGTATATCCTATTTCATGAGAACTATAGTGTAGCGCTACTAGCCCATAAACTACTACAAGCGCGTGAAATCCTAGGACGTATTCAGTTAGCATATGAAAATCTTCCGAAGTGGCTGCAACAGGGCATTGTTGAGTGGAACAAAGGCAACGTCGAGCTAGAGAACGGTAGTAAGATTCTAGCCGCTGCTACATCATCATCGGCTATTCGTGGTGGTTCGTTCAATATGATTTACTTGGACGAGTTTGCCTTCGTACCCGGTAACATTCAAGGTGATTTCTTTGCGTCAGTTTACCCTACGATTTCATCAGGTAATACGACGAAAGTAATTATCACGAGTACACCCAAAGGTTTAAATATCTTCTATAAGCTTTGGACGGAAGCCGAGCAAGGTAAAAACTCCTTCGTACCATTCTCAGTACATTGGTCTGACGTTCCAGGCCGCGATGAAGCCTGGAAAGAAGAGACTATTCGAAATACTTCTGAGCAGCAGTTTCGAGAGGAGTATGAGTGTTGCGTGGGTAGTACACTAGTTACCGTTAAAGATAATGAGACTGGTGAGATATGCACTATACCTATTGAGGATCTATTTACTATGATGTGATTTTTTTGGATTGATAGATAAGCAAAAGTTGGACAAATGTTTAAGCATAATACTTCTCGATATGAAATTTTAACGCCACAGGGGTTCAAACCTTTCGCTGGGATGCAGCGACAGTATCGTAGTAAAACTATTACTATCAAGACATCCCATAATAATACACTTGAAGGTGCAGAAAACCATAGAGTGTTGACTACAAGAGGTTTCATAACACTAGAAAACGTCTGTGTTGGCGATATTCTCATAACAAAGACTCGTCAAGAGATCGTTACTGAACGGATCGTCAACAATCGACCTGAATTTGTATATGAGCCCATTGAAGTAGATACTCATGAGTATATCACAAACGATATCGTTTCCCATAATTGTGAGTTTATTGGGAGTAGCAATACTCTCATAGCACCATCCAAACTGCTTTCCCTGGCAGGTATATCTCCTATACGAAATACGGATGATTATTGTGTATATGAAGACCCTACACTACCTGAAAATAAGAATAATATTTACGTACTTGTAGCGGACACGGCTCGAGGTGTTGGAGGGGACTACTCAGCGTTCGTGGTGATAAACGTATCATCAATGCCGTATCGAGTAGCAGCAACGTATAAGAATAATACTATTACGCCGCTGTTATACCCAAATATTATTCATCAATTTGCTAAGATGTATAACGATGCTTATGTCTGTGTTGAGACAAATGATATCGGCGGCCAGGTCGCTGATATTCTATACCGCGAGCTTGAATATGAGCATATTGTATTTACTCAAATTAGAGGGCGTAAAGGTCAGCAGATTAGTAGCGGCTTCGGCGGTACATCTATGGCGCCGGGTGTTCGCACCACTAAACAGCTCAAGCGTATTGGTTGCACCAACCTCAAGACTCTTATTGAAAGCGATAAACTAGTAATTACTGATATCGGAATCATTAATGAACTATATACTTTTGTCGAAGAGGGTGAGTCATACGAAGCAGAAATGGGCTCTCACGACGATTTGGTAATGTGTTGTGTTATCTTTGCTTGGCTTACCATGCAACCTTACTTCAAGGACTGGACAAATACAAACGTAAGAGAAAGACTATACCAAGATAATATTAAGCTACTAGAAGAAGATCTAGTACCTTTTGCTATTAATAACGGATTAAATGAGTATCACGACGGGTTCATGGAGCTTTCGTCGAGAGCGTTTGATCGTTGGCTCTGGAATGAAACTGAGTAGTTTATAAATACTCGTAACTAAAAATAAGGAGCCTTCGAAATGCCATTTCAAGTCAGCCCTGGCGTTAATGTATCTGAAATCGATCTAACTACAGTGGTCCCAGCGGTTTCCACCACAGAGGGTGGGTTTGCAGGTGTGTTTAGATGGGGACCGGTAGAACAAAGAGTTCTAGTAGAATCTGAAAACGAGCTAGTACAGCGTTACGGTAAACCAACTTCTGATAACTTTGAAACATTCTTCACTGCTGCTAGCTTTCTAGCTTACGGTAATAAGCTATTTACTGTTCGCGCTGCTGATACGGCTCTTACATATAACGCTGTTGCGGCTAACGGCACCATTGCTAATATCGCTACTCAAGCTGTTAAGAATCGCGATCACTACGACACAGTCACATTTGATGCGAATACAGCG